CCTGTTAATGCTAATTTAACGTCTCCATCTGTTTCTAAATTTGTACCAACATTTATGTTGCCACATCCATAGTTACGGTGTTTTTTACAAAATAGAATATATTGTTCCATCATGATTTTTTTATACTCCTGTGTTAATTCAGGGTATTTTTGTTCACACCATTCGACAGCCTTATTGTCTTCTTCTGTAAAATTTAAATTAGTCATTTAGTTGTTTTTTATCGTTCATTTTATCACTTACTAAATGATCATAATAGTGGTTTAATGTGTCTAAGCGATCTCTTCCATCTGTAAGTTTGGTTAAGGCTTTGCTTGCTTCTTCTCTAAAATGATCTGATGTGTGTTCGCCTATTGCTACTCCATTGTTAAAACATAAATCTAATGTTAATAATGCTTCATTAATGTCTGACTCACATTCGCTTTTTAATGCTTTATAAAGCCTTTTTTGATGTGCCATCTTTATATAATTTTAATATTTTATTTATTTCTTTTTTATCTAATAATTCCATATAATCTTTAGCTTCACGAGAACTACATTCAAAGTGTTGTGCCAAAACTTGATATTTTTCTTTGTTTTTATCTTTTGTACCTTTAATCCATTTGTAAAAACGAAATTTGTTAGGTAAAAGATTAAAGTACAAATTAAACACTTCTTTGGAATTAAGCATATTGTTAGTATATTTTTGAACCATGTTAACTATACTAAGATAATTAGGATTCATACTTAATGCCTTGTTGATTATATAGATGTTGAATGATTTTTTTTCTTCATCATTAAAATCGTCCCAAGTACGTTGTTTGGTGTGTAGATTTTTTATGTGATCAAATGGATTCATTGTTATTCTTTAGGTAAAAATCCTTTATTAATGTGCCCACATTTTGCACATACAAACACTTGAATAGGTATCATACTTTCTTGACCTGTAGGTGATAATAACGCAGACAATTTACGCATTTTATATGCTTGTACAAATATCGAATGACCGCATGATTCACACGTCTCTTCGGTTGTTTGACTTATGTCTAGGTTTAGTTGTGGTTGTTGCATTTTTATTTAATTTACGTGTTGATTTTCTTGCTCGTTTTCTTGATTCATTCCACTCTACAGCGGCGTAATAAGTTTGTATGGTTGAATTTTTACTCATTTTATAAATAATTTAGTTCATTTAACATTGCTGCGACACATATTTCTTTTTCAAGAACAAATGTGTATTCATATTGATATTTTGCTATAATTAATATAGCGGGTCCTATTTTTGTAGTAAACTTGTCTAAATTGTCATATAAGGCTTTAAATAAGCTGTCAAATTCTCTTGAACCTGAATCCGCTAATATTTGGCGTATTTCTTGTAATAAGAATTTGTTTGACAATGCATTAATGATTTGTTCATTTAAATCATTTTTTAATGATGCTTTGTCAAGTTTTACAATTCCATCAACTGTAGAACCCTGTATAGTGTTGATGATTTTTCTAATGTCTGGGTAATGTGCATTGATGATTGTTTTTAAAACAGTCATATCGTCATTTTCCCATTTGGCCTCTTCTGCTTCACATATGTCAATACATCTAATTCCTACCTCTTTTTTAGATGGAGGTTTAATTTCGAGTGTTTGACATCTACTTTGTAGGGGAGAAATTATACGTTCTAAGTAATTACATGTAAGAATAAAACGTGTGTTTCCACTGAATGATTCCATTGTGTTACGTAGGGTAGCTTGTGCTTGAGGTGTAATATAATCTGCTTCATCTAATATAACAATTTTTATGTCACCAAATCCCATACTAGAAGCAAAGGGGATGATTTTATCTCTAATTGTGTCTATACCTCTTTCATCACTTGCGTTGATATATAACAAATCACAATTAAGATTGTTTGCAATTAATTTTGCTAGTGTGGTTTTACCTGTACCAGCCACTCCATGGAGGAGTAGATTCTGAATTGATCCTTGACTAAGATAGTCGGAAATCTTATTCTTAATCATTTCATTACCTACGTACTCCTCTAGAGATTGTGGTCTGTATTTTTCTACCCAAAGATTCATTTAGATAATCCTTTTATTATTTGTATAATGAAAACTGCAACGTACGCTGGCCATGCTAGTATTGATACTATTCTGACCATCCATCTAGAGGCTTGATTTAATTCAAGCATCTCATCACTTACAGTGTATTCTGAGATGAATGAAAAAATCAAACCACCTAAAAGGTATGTAATAAGGATATTCATTACATCCCCATCATTGCCATTGGATCTGCCGCAGCTGCTGTGTCTGACGGTTTGTCAACGATTGTACATTCTGTAATTAACATCGTACCTGCAACTGAAACTGCATTTTCTAATGCTGTTCGAGTTACTTTAGTAGGATCGATAATTCCTTCTTTGATCATGTTTACAAACGATGATGTTTTAATATTAAAACCAGTACCATCATTGTCAGCTTCTACTTTAGATAAAATACTATGGTATTTGGTAATACCTGCGTTTAGTAGAATTTGTGTGAATGGTTTTTCAATAGCATTCATTAAAATGTCTACACCTAATTCTTCATCACTATCATCATTAGTATCTATACCGCCATTTTCTATTTTACCTAAAAGCATTTCTTTTGCATTTAATAATGCAACACCTCCACCTGACACAACACCTTCGTCAATTGCTGCTCTTGTAGCATGAAGTGCATCATCAACTCGGTCTTTCTTTTCTTTCATTTCAGTTTCAGTAAAACCACCAACATTAATGATTGCAACACCACCTGCCATTTTGGCTAAACGATTTTGTAATGCATCAACTGCATATGCTGATTCAGCACGATCAATTTGGTCTTTAATTTCTTCTAAACGAGCAACAATTGCCTCTTCAGAACCAGAACCATCAACGATTGTTGTTTTGTCTTTTTCAACTGTCACACCACGTGAAGTACCTAATTGTTCAAATGTAATTTTATCTAAACGCATACCTTTTTGTTTAGAAATTACAGTAGCATTTGTTAAAATAGCCATGTCTTCTAGGATGTGTGTTCTACGTTCTCCAAAGTCAGGAGCTTTAACAGCACAACATTTTAAAATACCACGCATTTTATTTACAATCATAGCAGCTAATGCTTCACCATCAATGTCTTCAGCTACAATTAAAAGTGGCTTATTTTGTTGTGATACAGATTCTAAGATAGGTAACAATTCTTTCACTTGATTGATTTTACCATCATACAATAAAATGTATGGATCTTCAAGTGAAGCTTGCATTGTTGAATTGTTAGTTACAAAATATGGTGATTTGTAACCTCTGTCAAATTGCATACCTTCAACTGTTTCTAATGTAGTTTCGTTGGTTTTACTTTCTTCAACTGTAACAACACCTTCACGACCTACTTTGTCCATTGCAGTGGCAATTAATTTACCAATTTCAGGATCATTGTTAGATGAGATTGTAGCAACTTGTTCAATTTGTTCTTCTGATGAAATGTCAGTCGATAAAGATTTTAATTGTTCTACAATTGCTCTAGCTGCTTTGTCCATTCCTCTTTTAATAGAAACTGCATTACGATTACCTGAAGACAAATATTTCATACCTTCTGTAAGTAATTCTCTAGTTAACAATGTAGATGTTGTTGTACCATCACCTGCTTTGTCAGCGGTTTGAATTGCTGCTTGTTTTACAATTTGAGCACCCATATTTTCTAATGGATCTTCTAATTCAACAGACTTTGCAACTGTTACACCATCTTTAGTTGATGATGGATTCATTCCTCCAGGTTGTGCAATTACAACATTACGTCCGTTTGGT